AGGTAGTCGGCTGGGAGGCCGCTATCCGGGGGATGCGAAACCCCATGAACTCCTGGGAACGGTCGGACAGCCAACCGTGCAAGAGCGGGGACGGCTTTGAGGATTGCCGTGTGGGAGTTCATGGAGGTTGCCCACGCGGGGACGAGGGCTACTTCAAAGAAGACATTTTCTGCGTCGGAAAGAACGACTTCGAGCTGATGCAGCGTCTTGCCAGGGCCGGAACTGACCACCGCAAATTTATGCGGATGATCGTGGTGTACGTGGATGTGACAGCACCGCTGTACTGGATTTCTGAACTTGATACCTACAAAGTTGGAACCGTCAGGAATAGCTGCAGCTTCATGCACAAAGGCGTATCCAGACCATTTACGATAAGGGATTTCAGTGTATTCGATGAGCGGATTTACGATGTTCTGTCGAAGCCCGAAAAGACCGTGTACAAAATGACCTATCCGTATGAGACGAGCGACTTCAAACGAGTCGAAATTGAAAACGGAAGAACATATCGCGTCTACAGAAACGGGCGAGTCGTAAAGGAGAAGTTTGAATACACGGATACATGTGGGAGAACAAGACATTTCGAGGAAAAGGAGGTTTCCGTCTTCCAAAATAAAGGCGGGTATTTCTACATCAGGAAGTCAGGTCGAGGTTCTGGAACCATTCTGCTACACAGGCTTGTTGCCTTTGCATGGCTTGGAGATGGCGGAAGCAAAATGCAGGTAAACCATAAAAACGGGAACAAAGGAGACAATTCCGTTGAAAACCTGGAATGGGTAACAGCTCGCGAGAACATGCAACATGCCATAGGGCACGGGTTATACAAGAATCTGTCAAGTTTACGTTCAAGATACATCTCGTGGAAAAGCTCTGCGAGTGTGATTCCTGCGAGCAAACGAATTGAGTTCTACTCTGACGTTCATTCTGGTTTGCATTACCAGAAGCTCACAGAAAAATACGGGATCACGAAAAGACAGGCGTATAATTCAAAATGGACCATGGAACACTCTGAGTACGAAGAACTTTTCCAGATGTGTTATACATGGGAGAGGGTCTTGAATACGATGAACGCTATGCGCGAAGAATACCTGGAGACAAAGGACCCGAACATATTCCAAGCAATTAGGTGTTTGCTCCCATCAGGATACATGCAGCGTTCTACCTATATGCTAAACTATGAAGTTCTAGCCAACATTTACCGTGCTCGGCGCAATCACAAGCTCACTGAGTGGAGGGAGTTCTGCCACTGGATCGAAACACTCCCGTACTCCGAACTGATAACCGGGGGTGCTGAATAATGGCCCTAACGGCACAGGAAATCAGGCAACGTGATTTACAGTATAAGAAGCAGAATTACGAATGGGCAAAAGCTAGGGGGCTGTGCGTTCGGTGCATGAAAGAACGCGCCGCCCTTGGGCGGTATAAATGCCTAGAGTGCCTATCCATCAGCGTAGAGCAAAACAACGCTTGCAATGCTAAACTATCCCAAGACGAAAAGAGAAAAATGGAAAAGCGCAACAGGGAGAGCATGAAAACCTTGTACGCGCAACGAAAAGCGGCAGGGCTATGTACAGCATGCGGCAAACCGGCCTACAAAGGGCAGGCGTTCTGCAATGAATGCAGGTTGCGGCGCAACAGAAAACACAGAGAACGGTATGTACGGAAACCAGCAGGGGAGTGCCGTTACTGCGAACGCCCAGCGCTACCAGGGCGGCAGATGTGCAAAGAGCATTATGAGCGTGATTTGGAGATACTGGAGTACGCTAGATCACAACGCAAAACGGACCCGGTCCGGGATGCTATCAATGATTTCTGGAAGCTGAAAAAAGCAGGGGGATAATATGGATGATTTCGATAAGAAGGTTCTTCTTTCGTTGGAAAAGAACCGGATGATGATTAGCAAGGTGGCGCGGGAGTTGTTTTGCCACCGGCACACTATCACCTATCGCCTGGATAAGTTGAAGAAGGAAACGGGCGTTGATCCGTTGGAAGTGCGGGGTCTTGTGGCCCTGCTTGATAGAATTGGAGGGCAGGCTTGAGAGAGGTGTGGCTGCCGATTCCCGGCACTGACGGGTGGTATGATGTTTCTAATTTTGGTGAGATCCGAAGCTGGATAAAACAACGTTGGGACCATTCCAGAGAAAGGGCTGAAAATCCACGAATCATGCGCCAACAATCGCACAACGGAAACGTCACTATTCAAATTGCCGGTAAAACAATTCGAGTAAAAGATGCTGTGTGTGATGTATTCCTCGGTGGGAAACGGGAGGGCATGATTCTACACCACAAGGACGGAAATTATCAAAATTGCGCGGTAAATAATTTGGAGTTTGTAACAAGGGCGGACTTCAACAAGGGACGCAGAAACCCAAATTGCCGAATTGTGGCCAAGACGGACAAATGGGGTAAGGTGCTGAAATTTTATCCCAGCGCGAGGGCTGCTGCACGGGAAAATTACCTATCCACAAGCGGCTTGCACAGACGAATTAGAAATAAGTCGTTCATCGACGGCGTGATTTTCAAATATGCTGATTAACAGATGGACATATTGTCCAAAGAATTAGCAAAAACACAGATTTTCGTGGAACGATACGGTAGAATATGGTATAATAATAGCAAGGAAGTCTTTGTCCTTTCGGGCTTCCGCATGCTTCTTCCGCCGGGTGGCGGCGGCAATAGCCACCCCTCCTATTTGGTATAGGGGCGGGGGTTCTTCCCCTGCCCCGCCCTCCATATCCTGGGCGCTGGTGTGCGTGATTTGGTTCAATCCCGAATCCCAGGACCATCCCGAAAGGGAAAAAATAAAATACGAAAGGTGGTGAAAGCTTTGCTCCTACCATCATTTTGTGTTTTGTTTTTCAGCACCTAACCCAGCACGGCGAGCGTCCTATTACCTGGCACGGTAGGGATGCCACGACCCGCGCAGGTTGGGATATATGAAAGAACGCCGCCGGATAACGCAAGGGTGTGTCACCAGCGTCTTAGACGCGGCAGTTGCGCCGGGAGTTCTTTCTATATGCTGGCTATCGGTGCAGGAGCCAATAGCTGGCTTTCCGCTCTGTCGGTTCTCTTTTTTGTTTCCATAGGGAATGCTCCTTCGGTAAGCTGCGGCCTGTAAAAGCAGCTCCATCACTCACCTGGTGGCCCCGGTTGGATTCCGGTTAGGCATACGGCGGGATACTCAAGTTTGGTTTAAGAGGCCGCATTGCTAATGCGGTATGGGCTACAGCCTGCGTAGGTTCAAATCCTACTCCTGCCGACGGACGGGTTGTGGTGTAATCCCCTGAAACACCTGGCACCCCGGAAAGACGGGGATATATGCGGAAGGGCTAGTAGGGGCGTCACCGGATTGGTGAACTGGGTTCAAGGCCCAGCGACTGCACTGTATACAGTAGCCGATGAATGTACTAAGTCGGCGATTCCCCACGGTGGAACACTGTTGCGTGTGTGTACAGCACCAACACCGCTGTGGGGCAATATGGCGGGCGGCAATAGCCTATATCCGGGTAGTTACCGGGGCCTGCTACCAGAATAGCGGTTAGCATTTGCGGATGCTGGGGCGATGAAAACCCGCCCTGACAGCTCGGAAGAGACGGGCGTAGGAGGAATAACGATGAATCTAAGAAAGGTTGCAACTAAGCTGCAAACCGCCCTGTGCCAAAAGGGACGGTTTATCAAGCTGAACCAGATGCAGGCGTATTCCAAAAAAACGGGAAGGATGGTGACTAAGTTCGTGCTTACTGAAAAGAAAGAAAATGCTGCTGGACGTATGCGGGACAGCACCATCATGGAAAGCTACCAGTTAGCCGATATTGTGAAGAAACTGGCCCAGATTTACGGCGGTGATTCCGCTTGAAGAGAGATGAGTTTGGTTTAACGCTGAAACAGCGGAAATTCGCTGATTTATATCTGCAATATGGCAATAAAACCAAGGCGGCGATTGAGGCGGGGTATTCAGAAAGAAGTGCGTCGGCGATTGCGGACGAAACCCTGGGAAACCCTAAGATAGTTGCCTATCTCGAACATTTTCAGAAGAATTTGGACAACGAACGCATTGCAGGCATTGAAGAAGTAATGCAATTCTATTCGGATGTAATGCGTGGACGGGTAAAAGATCAATTCGGACTGGATGCTTCCCTAGCCGACCGGTTGAAAGCTGGTGACAGCCTGGCAAAACGGTATGCTTCCGTTGGTAAGGGCTACGGCAAGCGGAAGAAGCAGGTTGATGATCTTACCCGTTCACTGTTAGAAGATGCAGAACGCATGGAACGGGAAAGAATGGGTGATGATTGTGCTAAGTGAAAAGCAGCGCAAAATCCTGGCTTTCCCGTTTACTGGATATAATGCCTTGATCTGTGATGGAGCTATCCGTTCGGGCAAAACGTCCCTGATGACGATTGCATTTGTCGATGATGCCATGCGCCGATATGACGGCCAGCGGTTCGCTATCTGCGGGAAAAGCGTGGACAGCGCCGTTAAAAATATCATCATTCCATATATGCAGGTGGATTGGGTAACAAGTCAGTATCAAGTCACCTGGAAGCGCACGGATAAAGTTATGGTAGTAAACGATGGCCAACACGAAAATGTGTTTGAGGTGTTCGGCGGCAAAGATGAAGGCTCGTTCATGCTGATTCAGGGCCGAACGCTGGCAGGGGTGTTGCTGGACGAAGTGGCGCTTCAACCCCGTTCTTTCGTGGAGCAGGCGCTTGCCCGGTGTTCTATTGCTGGTTCCCGGTTGTGGTTCAACTGCAACCCTGGCCCCCCTTCCCATTGGTTCTACCAAGAATGGATTAAAAAAGCTGTGGAAAAGAACGCCTTGCATCTGCATTTTTTGTTAGATGATAACCCAGCCCTTGCACCTGAAATCGTCCAACGGTACAAATCCATGTATGCAGGCGTGTTCTATCGCCGCTACATCCTAGGCGAATGGTGCGTAGCCGACGGCCTAGTTTACCCGATGTTCGACAAAGCGAAGCACATAGCCACGGAACAACACTCCGGCGGTGTGTACTATATCAGCATCGACTACGGCACACTGAACCCTACGGCTATGGGGCTGTGGCAACTGCGAAACGGCAAAGCTGTGATGCTGAAAGAATATTACTACGATGGACGCAAACAGAAGCGCCAGAAAACGGATGAGGAATACGCTGATGATCTGGAAGCATTTGCGGAAGGGTACCAGATAGAGCGGGTAATCGTCGACCCTTCGGCGGCGTCCTTTAAGGAAACACTACGGCGGCGTGGTAAATTTGCTGTGATGAACGCAAATAACGCAGTACTTGATGGTATCCGGTATACTGCTGGATTATTATCGGATGGCAGAATCTTATTTGATGGAAGCTGTGAAAATACATTCGATGAATTTGGCTCTTACTGTTGGGATGAAAAAAAACATACCGATGCAGTAGTTAAAGAATCGGATCACGCGATGGATATGATACGGTATTTTACGTACACTATAATGCAGAAGGAGGACAGGCTGAATGGAAAATGTTTTTACTAGAACGTTCCGTAATCTGAAAAACTGGCTGTTTCCTACTGCTGTTGCAAAGAAAGACTTTGGTGTAGATACGGCGGTTGGTACCACGATGCAGCAGAATATCAACCTGTGGTATTCCATGTACATCAACGAACCACCCTGGGCCAAACGCGACATTATCCCGCTCGGCCTACCTGCCGCTATCGCCCGTGAAATGGCGCGGCCTGCGCTGGTAGAGTTTAACGGCACAGTTACCGGCGGGGCACGGGCTGAGTTCCTGGATGCGTGTTTCCAGGATGCCGCCCGGAACTTTGAGAAAAATTTGGAGATGGGGCTTGCTCTTGGCGGGCTAGCCCTTCGGCCTTATGTGTACAACGGTGTGTTGAAAGTGGATGCTTCTAGTATCATGGCGTTTCAACCTACTAACTTCGATGAAGCTGGCAAATGCACTGGCGGCGTATTCCGCGAACGGGTGCAGCTGGCCGGTAAATGGTACGTCCGCCTGGAAAGCCATGAGTTTGTGAGGGATGGAGAACGCACGGCCTACGTCGTGCGAAACAAGGCTCACAAATCCAACCAATACGGAACAGTGGGCGAGGAAGTGCCGCTCGATACGGTCCCTACCTGGGCAACCTTGGATGATGAAACCACCCTTGATGGTGTGGAGCGTCCGCTGTTTGCCTTTTTCACCCCGCCAGTTGCGAACAACATCGACACTGATAGCCGCCTGGGTGTATCTGTGTTCGGTGGTTCCATCGTTGGTCTGGTTAAGGATGCAGATGAACAGTGGGATAGATTGTGGTGGGAGTTCAAATCGGGCGAACGCAAAATTTTTGCAGAATACACCAGCGGGAACGCCCGTGATTTCGGACGAAATCGGCTCTATGAGTTCGGGCCGTTTATGTCCCAGGATGGAGACTTTTTCAAAGAGTTCTCCCCGGCGTTCCGGGATGATGCCATTTACAGGGGCTTTCAAAACATCCTGAAACAAATCGAATTCCAGACAGGCCTAGCCTATGGAACGATTTCTGACCCGTCCAGCGTGGAAAAAACATCGACAGAAATCCTAGCCAGTAAACAACGGCAGTACATTACCGAGAGCCACATTCAGCAGGCGTTCGGGGATGCCCTAGACGATCTGGTATATGCGATGGATGTATACGCTACACTGTACGCCCTGGCCCCTCAGGGGGACTATGAGCTGCATCTCAGCTTCGGCGATGGTGTGCTTGATGATCCCGAAAGCAACCGCGCAGAAATGGCGGCTGACCTGCAACTGGTTTCAGCTGGTATCCTTAATGCCTATGAGTTCCGGCAGAAACATTTCGGCGAGGATGAAGAGACGGCCAAGGCTATGCTACCAGGGATGGAGGAAATGGTCGATGAACCGCAAGGGGAACTTGAATAATGAAGTACCCGTTTTCTCCCGCCGTCCTAGATGCCTTGCCTGAGCCTATCGCCGAGCTATTCCGTGGCCTGGAAGATAGGCTTCTACAAGAAATCTGTTGGCGGCTGGTGGTATCCGATGATCTGAACCAGGTGACTGTTGAGGATATCCGGGAACTGCGTGCCCACGGGATAACGCTGGACGAAATCACGACGGCTATTGCGGAGACTACGCAAACCAGCCTGGACAAGGTAGATGCTATCATGGACGGCGTAGTAGAACGCAATCGCAAATACTACGGCACCCTAGCAACGGCGGCAGAGATTACCGCCCCGCGCCACATTGTTGATGATGTGGATGTGGAAGCTATTCGGCGGCAGACCAAGGACGAACTGCGGAACCTAACTCAATCAATGGGGTTTGCAGTCCGACGCAACGGCAAAGTCGTTAAGTGGTTGGAACCCAAGAAAGCCTATCAATGGGCGCTGGATATGGCAGAAACAGAAGTGATGTCGGGGACTATCAGCTATAACGAAGCGATAGCCCACGCAACAAAACAGCTTGCCGCTGGTGGCCTAACGTCTATCCGCTACGAATCTAACGGGCGGGTACATTACGATCAAGCGGATGTAGCCGCTCGACGTGCTGTGATGACTGGGGTGAATCAAACCTGCCAACGCTACGCAGAGCAAAGCATGGAGCGGTTGGAAACCAATCTAGTGGAAGTGTCCGCTCATGGCGGCGCAAGAAACACAGGTAACGGGCCAGAGAACCATGCCGCATGGCAAGGTAAGGTGTACGCCTGGAACAAGCCGGGACAACCCAAGAATACGCGGTACCCGGACTTTGAAGAGGTTACAGGCTACGGCACAGGGCCGGGCCTGGGTGGTTGGAACTGCCGACACCATTACTACCCCTATGTTGATGGGGTATCTTCCAGAACCTACACCGATAAACAACTGCGCGAGATAGATCAACCACCATTTGAATACCAGGGCCGCACATACGACCAGTACCAGGCCTCCCAAAAGCAAAGGGAAATAGAACGATCTATTAGGAAGCAAAAGCGCATACAGAAAGCGGCGGAAGCCTTGGGAACAGAGGAAGCCGCCAAGGACGCAACGGCGGCAAGGGCAAAGATTCGCCTGCTGAACCGTGAATACAGGCTATTCAGCGAAGCAGCCAACTTGCCATTACAGCGTGAAAGGACTAAGGTGGTATATTGAAGATTACCGTAGCTGAAAAGGTAGAGGATGCCACCCGCGCCGCTACCGTTGAGTTTGACGGCACAAGCCCGGAACAGGTGGAGGCCATGAAAGAGTTTTTCAACCTGTACTTTGGCACAGACCCGGAGGAAGACGATGATTAAAACCATCAACGGACAAACCTGGTTCTGTTGCCCCGAATGTGGGAAGAAGATTCACCCGGTAAAGCCGGGAGCCTGTGGCGTCCTAGTGAAATGCACCGGCAAAAACAACGGTAAACGTTGCGATTGGTACGGTGAAATCAAATGGGCCGGATAACCAAACAAAACCAAAATTAAGCAAGCGTAAGCAAACAAAAAGCAAACGTAAGCAAAAAGAAGCAAAGTAAAGCAAACAAAACCCAAATAACCTGAGCCTTTGAGCCAAGAATCAACTAAAACGTTGGTTTTTGGCTTATTTTTTATCTTTGACCGCTCCGACGTCGTAAAACTACGGGACAGCGGCGGATGCAACCCGCGTAAAAAAGCGTAGCTGGCAAGGAGTGAAAAATGAAACGCGAATATCTGAAAGAGCTTGGCTTAGAGGATGAGATCATCGACAAAGTTCTTGCTGAGAATGGCAAGGATATCGAACGGGAGAAGGGCAAGGCCGAAGCTGCCAAGGCGGACGCCGAGAACTTGAAAACCCAGCTTGCCGACCGAGACAAGGATCTGGAAGAGCTGAAAAAGAACGCCGGTTCTGCCGATGAGATCAAGGCTCAGATGGACGAACTGAAAGCCAAGTACGACAAAGACACCGAAGCCTACAAGGCGCAGATTGCGGAGAGAGACTATTCCGCCGCCGCTTCTGCTGCTATCACCGGCGCAAACGTCAAGTTTTCGTCCAAGGGCGCTGAACGCGCTTTTAGGGAAGAACTCAAAGCCAAGGGCCTGACCCTGAAAGACGGCGCACTGGAAGGTTTCGACGATTTCCTGAAAGCACAGCGCGAGGCTGACCCCGGCGCTTTTGCATCTGATAAGCCTACCCCTTCCTTTGGCCGACCTGTCGGTGCAGGGGGCAAGGACAACGGCGGCACCGAAAATATCGGTATCGCCCTTGCAAAGAGTATCGGTGCGGCTACCGCGCAGAACAACAAAACGTACAGCGACGTACTGTCGCAATATAAGGGAGAGTGAAAAATATGGCACTGGGTACCATGAAATACTCTGAGGTTTCTGCACCTTCGGATGTAGAAATCCTGTACAACTCCGAGTATGTGGGCAAGGCCCTTACTCTGGATTCTACCGCATTTACCAGCGGCGTTTGCAAGGCTGGCACTCCTATGGCGGCTGATGGCAAAAAGGCTGCAACTTCCGGCGAATCCGGTAGTCAGACTTCTACCGCCGTCGGCGTCCTGCTGTGGGACGTTTACGAGGATCGCCCCCAGGGCACCATCGTAATCGGCGGCTACATCAACACCGCCAAGGCGCAGGCACATTCCGGTGTTACCGTGGATGCAACCGCTAAGACTGCCATGAAGAACGTCGTATTCATGTAAGGAAGGAGGATACACAATGAACATTTCTGATGTTTTCAGCGCTGCCGCTATTGCCGTGCAGCAGACCGAGGCCGCGTCTAATCGCATGGCTTACCTGGGTGAGGGTTTCTTCCCTGCCAAGAAGAAGATGGGCCTGGATTTGAAGTGGATCAAGTCCCACAAGGGCCTGCCCGTTTCTCTGGCCCCCTCTAATTTCGACGCCAAGTCTACCCTGCGTAGCCGCGAGGGTATCAAGGTCGATGAGACCCAAATGGCCTTTTTCCGTGAGTCCATGCTGGTGAAGGAAGAGGATGAGCAGGAGATCATGCGTATCATCGACGGCAATGATCCCTACCTGGCCTCTGTCCTGTCCTCCATCTACGACGATGCTTCCACCCTGGTTGAGGGTGCCCGCGTCGTGGCTGAGCGTATGCGTATGCAGCTGCTTGCCCCTGTTACCGACGGTTCCCCCAGAATCGTCCTGGAAGCCGGTGGTGTGCAGTATTCCTACAACTACGACACCGACGGCAGCTACAAGACCAACAACTACAACGCTATCACCACCGCAACCAAGAAGTGGAGCGCCACCGACACCGCCGACCCTATGAGCGACATTCAGGACGCCTTGGATTCTGTCGAATCCAACACCGGCACCCGGCCCACCATCATGCTGTGCAGCAAGAAGACCATGGGCTACCTGAAAGCCAACGCTAAGATCAAGTCCGCTGTGCTGGCACAGAACATCACCGCCAACGTGTTTATGACCGATGCGCGAGTGAATGAGCTGTTCCAGAATGAGCTTGGCGTGACCGTCATCGTGTACTCCAAGCAGTACAAGGACGAGGCTGGCACTGCTCACAAGTTCTATCCCGACGATATGGTTACCCTGCTGCCTGAGGGCGCACTGGGTTCTACCTGGTACGGCACCACCCCCGAAGAGCGCACTCTGATGGGCAAGGCAGATGCTGATGTGTCCCTGGTTGATACCGGAATTGCCGTTGCGGTGACTACCACCTCTGACCCCGTGAACACCAAGACCACCGTCTCCGAAATCGTCCTGCCCTCCTTCGAGCGCATGGATGAGACTTACGTTATCAAGGTGGCCTGAGAAAGGAGTTAATCAATGGCTTACGCAACCTATGAGTTTTACAAGAACGAATACGGCGGCAACGCCATTGAAGAAGCCGATTTCGACGGCCTTGCTATCCGTGCCACTGCCTACATCAATGCCGCCACTAGCGGGAAAGCTATGTCGGCAACTGGTGATGATTTAACAGCAGTGCAAATGGCTACCTGTGAGCTTGCTGAAATCTTCCAGGATGAAAACAGGCTGAACGCCCTGACCTTTTCCTCCACCGGTTCCATCTCTAGCGAATCGGTGGGGGGATGGTCCCGGAGCTACGGAACCAAAACTCTAAGCGCGGCAGACCTGCAGCTGCTAACAGCACGCAAAAAAAGCGCGTTGTTAATCTACCTGCAAGGTACCGGCTTTTTGCAGGCTACCGGCTACCCGATGGCAAAGCGGGGTGATTGCTGGTGACTATGTTCCCGCACACAATCACCTTGTATATCATCACCGAAGATCAGGTAACATTCGAGCAGGTGACTAATATCACGGTGCTGGAAGGGGTGCTATTGGATGCTGCCAAGGCAAACAATGTACGTAGTTCCGGCATGGAAAACGCCGATGCGGTGACGGTATACATCCCGTTCGGCGTGAAAGCCTACGACGGGCAGACAGCCGAAATCAAGCGGTATGTATCCCCGAAGGAATATCACGCCGCCGCCGATAAAAGCGGCCTGTGGACGCTGGATTCTGCACCGCCTACCGATGTTTCTACATTCATCGTCAAGGGTGAGGTTGTAGAGCCTGAGAAGGATTTCCAGTGGATTAACCGCACACATGATGATGTATATAGAATCAATTCGGTGGATGCGAAGGATTTCGGCTCGGAAGAGATGAAACATTTTGAAGTAGGTGGGCGTTGATGATTGGCGTTAAGGTTGATGTAAAAATTGACGCCGCCAAGTTCGCCCAACGTGCAGACCGGGCAAAGGAAGTTTTGGCAAATGAAGCCATGAAAGATACCGACCAGTTTGTCCCAGCCCTTACAGGCTCCCTTGCGGGACGGGCTAGGGTGCAAGGAGATACCATCGTATACCCCGGACCGTATGCCCGTTTTCTGTGGGAAGGTAAGGTATTGGTTGACCCGGATACCGGTAGCCCGTGGGCTAGGCCGGGAGCTACTAAAGTGGCAAACGGCAAGAGCTTGGTGTTCACCAAGGCAATGCACGGCCAGGCGCAAAGCCATTGGTTTGATGCCTCCAAGGCTATGAATCTGCCGAACTGGGTAAAGAAGTACAAGGAGGCGATATTGAATGGATGATAGACAATTACGCATGGTATCCAGGACGGAAACCGACCAGATTTCCAGAAAGCTGCTGGTTTGGCTGAATCAGTACGAAAGTAAACCCGCCAATATCGCCTTTGAATACCTTCCTTCCGATCAGCCCGGTATGGCGCTTTCTACTATCCAAGGGGCCTATAAAACCAAGGAATACGTTCGCGGGGCGTATCAGGGGCAGTATCAATTCAAAATCATCTATCGCCTGCAACCGTCCAGCAACAACGACCGGTTGAAAGCTGATGAAATCCTGGATGCTATTGGTGACTGGGCCGTATCCCGCCGACCGTTGCCTTATCTGGGGGATGGGAAACAGGCAACTAAAATTACCTGCAACACCAGGGCGGCAATGTTCGCCCGGTACGACGATAATACCGAAGATCATCAAATTCTGATGACTATGGACTATTTTTCCAACTGAAAGGGGAAATGAAAAAATGAAACTTTCTACCCTTATGACGGGCAAGGAGCCGTCTCCTTCCTATTCCGGCGTTGCCACTGCCGACGATTTTGTCCTGGCTGTTGACATTGCTTCTTCTCCCACTGGCAAAATCGGTGACTATGTGGTTGTCCAGGGCGGCATCACTAACGTTGATTCCCAGCTGAACCCGGAGAGTGAGGACAAGACCTATATCCGCAACGGCAAAGTGACCACCAAGACCGCTACCCAGCGCACGTTCAACGTCACCGGTGATCGCATGTTTGGCGATGATTTCCAGGACTACGCCCTGTCTCACGCTATCAAGTTCGGCACTGGCCAGGCCGTTATCGTGCCCTACGTCTATTTCTCCCTGCTGACTGGCAAGGGTGAAAAGGGTACCGCTGCCGTTATCGTGAACTCGGACGGTTCCGGCGAGGCAGGCGCTTCCGCAGAGATTGATGTGGATATCATGGCAACTGCCGCCCCCACCGAGTACACCTATTCCGCCGACGTGTGACCAAATATAAGGAGGATTAAGCATGGATACCTATAACATCAACGGCGTTGCCGTAGAGTATGACACCTTCGACACGGTAAACATGGAGCTGTTCATCAATGAACTGGAACGTGTGCAGAAGGAAACCGAAGCACTGCCCAAGGATGTCACCGCCTACATGAAGGGCATGTGCGAATTGATTCGAGACTTCTTCGATACCATTATCGGAGAGGGTACCTCTGACAAGTGCTTCGGCCCCAGAAGCAACCTGAAAACTATCGTGTTTGCATACGGTGATTTTGTCCGCCGTGTGGCGGAAGAGATGGTTTCCATCAAGGATATCGCGAACGGGCTTCCTGTGCCCGGTGCTGCCGCCACCCCCACCAACCGGGAGCAGAGACGCGCAGAGGAACGGGCGCGACGCCGCGCAGAAGCCGCCGAGCGGGTGAAGCTGCGCAAGTCCGATGCGAACTAACCCGTTTCGAGCGCTACCGGATCATGTTGAAGTCAACGGGAAGCGGGTTCCGATAGACCCAAGCTTCCGCGTCGGAGTGGCGATAGAGCTAGAGGTGTTGAAGGAAGAAAAACCGGATGTTGCCGGGCTTTTATCCATTTTCTACCTTGGCTCTGTCCCTGCCGATGTTAAGGCTGCTGTTGATGCCATGCTCGGCTTTTTCCGTGGGTACAATCAGACCGACGGAGAACCAAAACAAGGGGATAAGAAGAAGGGAGGGAGAGTATACGACTTTGAGCAAGACGCCGAAGCTATCTCTTCCTCCTTCCTTACTTACTACAATATCGACCTTACCAAGGCAGACTTACATTGGTGGGAGTTTCGCCGCCTGCTGTTCAACCTGCCGCATGAAAGCAATTTCATGCAACGGATTATGTACCGAACGGCGGACTTAAATAAGCTAGACCGGACGCGCCGCAAGCATTTCAAGAAAATGCGCGAAATCTACGCTATCAAGGATACCGTAGACCGCAAAAAGCACATGACGGTGGAAGAACGCGACGCTGAATTGTTGGCGCAAATCAACAGGAGATACCAGGAGGCAGAGGAATACGTCAAACAGAAGGGGAAAGGTGATTAAGGCGGTGACGTAAATGGCTGATGGTTCCGTTACCATCGAAATTAACGGTGATGCCAGCGAAGTAATAAACTCGTTCAAACAAGTTTCATCTGCTGCCGAAGCATTAGCAAACAACCTAAAGGGTATCACTGGTTCATTTGAGACTGTTTCCAGCGCTTCGCGGGGCATGTCAGAGGGTATTTCTGGTTCCCTTGGGGACATTGATACATATCTTAATGAAATCGACGCCTCACTGAATGAGCTGAACAACGATCCGTTTTCCACGGCGGCGGATGGTGCCCAAAACCTGGGCAATTCGCTGAACGATATGGATTCCTACCTAGATGATCTTGAATCATCGTTCGATGAACTGCGAAACGACCCGTTTAGCACAAATTCGGATGGCGCGGACCATCTACGCGAGGACCTGGACAGGTTGAGCGATTCCGCTGATGATGCAGAAGAGGATCTGGACAGATTAGGTGATGCTGCCGATGATGCCGGGGACCAGATGGATGAAGCTGGTGGCAGTGCTAGTAAATTCAGCGAGATTTTCAAAGGCACCTTCATGGGCAATCTCGCTGCCAAGGGCGTCGAGTTGGCCGTTGAAGCCGTTAAAAAACTCGGCGAGGCTATGATCGACGTCGGCAAGCAGGCTGTCGAAGCTTATGCTTCCTATGAACAGAACGTAGGCGGTATTGATACCCTATTCAAAGAGGCCAGCGGCACGATGCAACAGTACGCCGCTAACGCCTACAAAACAGCCGGGCTTTCTGCCAACCAGTACATGGAGACGGCTACATCGTTCGCCGCGTCCCTGGTTTCTGGCTTGGGCGGTGACGTAAACAAAGCGGCAGAGATAGCAAACCGAGCTATCACCGACATGTCGGACAATGCAAACAAAATGGGCACCGACATGCAGAGCATACAGGACGCTTACCAAGGTTTTGCTAAGCAAAACTACACAATGTTAGATAACTTGAAACTTGGTTATGGCGGCACGCAATCAGAAATGATTCGCCTAATCAATGATTCAGGCGTCCTTGGTAAAAAAATCAGCAGCCTGGATAATGTGTCGTTCGCGACAATGATCGAGGCTATCCATGCGGTGCAAAACAACCTAGGAATCACTGGCACCACGGCGAAGGAAGCAGCTACCACCATCGAGGGTAGCGTAAACTCTATGAAGGGTGCCTGGGAAAACTGGCTCGTCGGGCTGGCAAGCCCGGATGCAGACCTTGGTGCGCTTACACAGAACCTAGTCCAGAGCGTTGTTACAGTCATTCAAAACGTCGGTCCGACTATCGGACGAATTCTTAGTAATTTGGGAAGCCTCATCCTGGATGGTCTGAGCAATCTATTTCCCGACGTTGCAGGCTGGATTTCTGGCCCCATTGAAGGTGTGAAATCGGCATTTTCCACATTAGGAGAAGCCATAGGCAAGGTTTTTACACCAGAACGAACGGCGGCAATCAGTGAGTTTTTCCAGAAATTCGTCGAAATCGCTGGGTCAGCGATTATAACCCTCATTAGCGCACAGCTACAAATCCTAGCGAGCGTAATCACCGCCGTAATCGAAGTAATTGGTGCGCTGATTACATTTTTCAGCGCCACCTTACCCAACGCAATCCAAACGGTAATCACCTGGTTCCAGAATCTTCCGGATGCCATTTTTAACGCACTGACAGCGGCGGGGACAGCTATCCGCAACTGGGGAACCTCAGCGAAGGAAGCGCTGGTAAACGCTGTGACCAACGCTATCAATGCAGTTGTTACATGGTTTTCCGGGCTGGCAAGCAAAATTACCAGTGCTTTAACGGCGGCTGGTGCTGCTATTCGCAACTGGGGCAACAACGTTAAACAAACGATGGTGAACGCCGTAACCAATGCGGTTAATGCGGTGGTTACATGGTTCCAGAATCTCGCTGGTAAAATCACCAGCGCACTAACAACAGCTGGTGCTGCTGTTCGTAGCTGGGGATCGCAGATGATAGCCAACATGCGGCAGGCAGCAAGCAACGCTGTCAACGCGGTCATCACGTTTTTCTCAACACTGCCCGGCAAGATCAAGAGCGCTTTAGCAGGTGCCCTTTCCGCCCTGATTAGTTGGGGTTCTCAGATGGCGTCCCAGGCCAGGGCCAAAATGGTGCAGGTTGGGAACAACATCAAATCAACCCTTTCTTCGTTGCCTGGACAGTTGAAATCCATCGGTGCCAACATCATCCAGGGCTTAATCAATGGTATTTCCAGCAAAATCAGCGCGGCCATTGGCAAAATCAAAAGCTTTGCTGGGCAAATCAAAGGCGCTTTCACCAGTCTTTTAGGGATTCATTCGCCGTCCAAAGTCTTCTATGAGTACGGCGTGAACATCATTCAGGGCCTTGCAAATGGTTTGAAGGAAAATATCAAGCTAGCCCGTGATGCAGCTAGAAACGTTGCTAACATCGTTTCCAAAGAGGTCGAAAAGCTGAACGCAGAGATTGAAAAAATCGAAACGGCAGCTAATGAACGTGCAGCAGCTAAAGAGCTTGCTGAGTACAAGAAAAACCTAAAGGAAAAGAACGACGAACTAGCCAAGGCAGAAATCAAGGACAGGGAAAAGATTCAGGCTGATATCGACAAGCTGAATGAAGATTGGAATGAGAAACAGCTTCAAAAGCAGGAAGCGGCCCAGAAAGAAGCGCTGAAATCCCAAGCGGATGCCCTGAACGAAATCAAGAACAACTACGAAAAAGCACTGAACACCGTTGAAAGCAGCCGGGATAGTTTGCAGGGCAAACTAAGCGATGTTGATCTATTCACCGAGGAAGATGATATCTTCCAGCTGACAAACCTGCAAAAAAGCATCGACGCTATCAACAAATATGGCGATACCATCCAAGCCTTGAAAGATCGAGGAATTGCGGACAGCTTGCTTGATGAAGTCCTTGGCCTGGATCAAGAAAAGGCCATGAAATACGCCAACGCCCTGTTGGGCATGGCGGATGATCAATACGAGAACTATATGGCCTTGTGGCAGGAGAAGGAAGCGGCATCTAAAAAGGTGGCCCAATCCATCTATCAGACAGAGATCGACGCTATCCATGACGAATACCTGGATAAGTTACCGGATGAGTTTAAGCCTGCCGGGCAAGAGGCTATGGACGCTTTCGGCGATGGTTTGGCTATCAGCGGGGAACGGGCTATTGCTATTGCAAAGAACGTTTCTGATAGCATCCTGGCAGAGCTGGATAGAATCAATGCTGCCGATGTGGTTTCCAGTGCGGTAAATGCCGAAGTTTCCGGTTTTTCCGGACGGTTGACCGGTACCGTAAACGACAAAGCGGCACAGGCCGCGTCTCTTAAAACCGAGGACCTGACCGGACTGGCAAACGCCATTGTCCTAGCATCCAGCGCCCAGGGACGAAGCAAGGAAATCGTGCTGAACCTGAACGGCAAAGAGGTTGCCCGTGGCCTGATTGATGATATCCGAGCTGTGGAAGACCAAAGTCCGCGCATAGTAAGCGATTAAGGGGGTGGGAAAATGAACGAAGATACTGGCAACATGTTCCTCTCTATTGATGGAATCGAAGTCGAAGATTTGGAAGAGGGGGACTACACCGCCTATGAGGAAGAGTTAGGCGTCTCAGAGCGCATGATTTCCGGGCGGCGTATCGAAGAAGTCCGCGCCACCATCTGGCACGTGGAACTGGAATGGTCTGCAATCGACTATGCCACCATGCAGCGGATTGCAGAGGCCATGAAAGCACGGCGTCGGCATCAGCTCTTTTTCCTGCCCTCTACCGGTGGGAAAGAGCTGGTGCAGGGGTGGTTCCACCTGGTAGAGCAACCCCAACCCACGCTCACCCGCTGGGGAGACGCTGGCCCCACCTGGGGCGGGTACAAACTGGTGTTCGAGGAGATTGACGGCCATGATTAAACACAGCGCAGAATACGATGCCGCCGTCGTGGCTGATTCCAGAAAACAGCTAGTCCGGGCAGTGTTCGACCTGGTAGACCCGGATGCAACCATTAACAGCATCACTCCCAATGAGGAAAGTCCTATCTCCAACTCAGCCCAGGTGGCGAATCGTGGCAACGACGAAAGCCCGGATACCATAGCAACGCTGGAACTGAATCGCTGGGTACTGGATGGTAGCTTTACCATCCGGCCCAGCGACCCGGCGGATAGACGGGGACAGATTGGTTGGGAAGGGGAGACCCTATCAGGCCAGGATGGAAGCTTTTCCGAACCCTATCCCTATATCGAAATTGCAGTGTCCAACATCGAAATCTTGCAGGCCGTAACAACGCAGTTTTCCAGCAAATCAGCGGACGGATACCCAACCGAGTTTGAAATCCACGTTTGGAGTGGCGATAACCTTCTGTATACCAGGGCTGTGACGAACAACCGAGATACCAGTGTGGTAATTGATGGATTCACGGTGAACTATCCCACACGGGCACGGCTGACTATCAAGAAGTGGTCCCTACCTAACCGCGTTGTTCGGGTTCTGCGCCTGCTGTTCGGCCTCTATGAAACGTGGGACACGAAAGTTTTGCAGTCCGTGGATATCCTGACAGAGGTGACTTTCTCAGGGCTGAAAATCCCGTATTCGACCTGTGACATTCGGGTAGAAAACAAAGACCATCGTTTCGACCCCTACGCTCCGAACACGATCTTTACGTCTATCGAAGATCGGCAAAGAATAGTCGTGGAGCTTGGTCTATACCTGGAAGACGGGACTGTCGAATGGTTGCCTGGTGGCACCTACTACCAGCAAAGCGCAGGCTGGAAGCTACAAGACCTCACCGTTGAATGGTCCCTTGTGGACGTTATCGGGGCGCTGACCAAGAGAAATTTCATCGTCCCCGAAACACTGCCAACGAAAGTATCGGGCTGGATAGAGGCTATTATGGCAAGCCTGGGCGCAAACTTCCGCACAAACTACATCGTGGAAGATGCTGTAAAGGATATTTCCATTACAGCCACGAAGGACGATATCAAGGATAAAAAATGCGGCGAGATGCTACGCTTCCTCTGCATGGCAATCAACGCATGGCCCCGGCAGGATTTCGCGACCGGCTACCTGCGTGTCGGTAAGTTGGCCCAGGACGAAGGGAATTGGATTACCCTAGATAACATGTACGAATACCCGGAAATGTCGGCAAACGATGATATCGCAGATATCACGTTTAAGCTAGACAACAACAACGAAGTCACATTTTCCGGGAATAACACCGAATCCGAAGTATCCCTGAGTGTGGATAACCCGTTTATTCACACAGAAGCGGATGCCAGAAAGGCAGTTATATCCTGCCTGTTCGAGTACGGCGGGCGTTCGTTCAGCGTGAAAAGTCGGGGCAATCCATCCAGCGAATGCGGCGATATCCAGGCGGTAGACACGCAATTCAAAAGCACAATTTCCGCCCGACTGTACAAACAGCAGCTTACCCTAGAAGATGGCGTCATGCGTTCCAGTCCGTCCGAACTGGTGCAGTCTCCCAATGATTCCATGTATCAAAACAAGATAGTTCTCACTGGTTCTGGTACCTGGACAGCGCCCCAGGCCGGTGCAATCAAAATCACGCTGATTGGCGGTGGCAACGGCGGCATGGGCGGCGGCGGCGGCAATATGCTGTGGGGTGATTCTTTCGACCCGAAGGACAACGATGGCGGCATCGGCGGCAATGGCGGCAAGGTGTTCATCATCGAAACAACCGCCACCAAAAACCAGGCATACACCTACACTTGTGGCGCGGCTGGTACCGGCGGCGCTGGTGGTGCAAAGGGCCAGGATGGTGCCAAGGGAACGGATGGCGGCGCTACCACATTCGGTGTGTTCACGTCCGCCAACGGTAAAATCTACACCTCTGGTTTGATGGACATTCAAAGCGGCGCTGTGTACGCCCAGAAGGGCGCTGACTATGCCGGTACAATCACCGGCCTGGAAGGTTCGGGCGGCGCAGGCGGCAAACAAGGCCGCAATGGTAAGTACGCCCAGCGCAAGGATAAGGAAACCGGCATGTATCATACCTATGTAGCCGCAAGAGCCACGGAGGGCACAGCCGGGGAGAACGGAAAACCTGGGTGTGTAATTGTAGAATGGTAGGTGATTCAATGGGTGTAAAACGTTCAGCAATTACAGAAAACGGTAGTATCATCGACGCCCTAATCACGGATCGCACAGCGTCTGATGTTTCCGAAGCCGTTAGTTTGGCCCAGAAAATCAGCACCGGAAACGCAACGGAAGCGGAAATTACCGTGTTTCTGACCGTGATGAAGGGCAGCTACAACTACACCGACATGAATCGTGTCGGCCAGGCAGTGGCTTACCTTCGGGACAGATTACGAGATGATGCAGGTACCTCTGTTGAGGTAGCCCCTAAAACGGACTGGGCCAACGGTGATATCCCAACCCCGGAGCAGGCGGCGCAGTATATCAGCGATGTAAAAAACATCCGTGCGGCGTTCATCTTGCCGGAGAACACACCACCAGCTCCCGAATCCCTATCCAACCTAACTTATTCCCAGGCGAACAATATCGAAACGATATTACAAAACCTGGACAAAACAATCGAATCGCTGAAAATCACGCTGATAACCAGCGGCGAAGTTTTCAGCGGGGAGGTGTAACATGATTGATTCTGTATTAAAGGGGACTGGTAACAGCCGATTCCTGAAAAGCGCGGTACCCGCTGGAACTAGCTGGGCGGATGCCCTTGCAATGCTCCAAGCCGGTACATTCCCCATTGATTTCAATGGTATCAATACCGAGGGATTCCAACAGGTGGGAACGCCTCTGAACAAGGCCAACTTACTGAAAGACGCAACCGCCGCTCAGATCGGCCTCCCCCCCTCCACCACCCCCGACGGCATGTTTCAGGCATTGGGGAATACGGGGGAGTTGCATGTGTGGCGTAAGACCGTTATGGTATCGCAGGAGAGTCCAGCGAAGTATGAATTAGGTGAACTACAAACGGGAAGTTTTCCATTCATTGGCGCTAATTATGTTACCTGGGAAAGCGGCACTCCAATAGTAGCCGACGACGGCACGGTATCTCTGAAAACATCGGCAAGCTCAAATGTGAATTTTAACTCCAATTTAAACGATTTAAAGGGCACATATTGTAAACCGAATACAGCCTCTGGCATATTTTCGGCGAATCAGGTGATATTTATCCCTAATGACGCCAACTTCATACCGGATGGAGCCGCGAAGAATGTAAATAAGTATCAACTGGTAATCGGAACGCCAAAAGTCCCCGCCGGAACAACCACCACCTACCCCGTCTCCACCAACCCCAATGCGTATCAAGAAGGCGATGATGCGAAAGAGGCGGGGTATACGTTGGGGGAGGTGAAAACTGGTAGTTTTGCTATCACCAGCAAAAGTTCTCCTGGTGGTGTCGGAACGTACTGGAACGACAGTTCTGCCCTTTCCGTCTCCGATGATGGCACTTGCACATTAGCAACTACCGGGGGAACTTATATTGATGGAACGACAACAAACGCAGCAACCACGGCGAAAAACGAGCTACAAGGAAAATTCGCGTATTGCAATAACACTGATACCGATTTCACTTCATCGGTGATTGTTTTCTTCCCATCTAACACAACATTTACCAGGGTTGGCAATATTGTCTACGCCGACCGCTACCAACCCGTTACCGGCTACGCCGCTATCCCCGCTGGAACTACTATCGAGTACCTGGGGAAGCTGGGGGATAAAGTGAGGGTGCAGGTGATTAGCTATGTGGGGACGGGGACGTATGGGGAGAATAACAAAAATTCTCTCACATTCAATTTCTCACCAAAGGTTCTTTTGATAATCATGAGTGGGGACTACAATAACAGAATATATACAGGGACTTTGTATCCATTTTCCGAATGTGGAGGCTGTTTCATCATCGGTAATAGTGGTTGGACGTCTATATTAAATTGTAGTGAATCGAAGCATGAGATTTTTTGGTGGTCTTTTAAAAGCTCACACGAACAGTTAAATCTTTCTGGCTATAAATATACCGCCATCGCCATAGGCTAAGGAGGGACTAACATGTACTACATCAACACCCAAGGCCCCAACCACGGCAACCCCATCTCCACCCCATTCCCTAACTCCGTCTCCCTTCCCGATACTCTGCTGACGGACTACATCAACACTAAGGGATTCTGTACTCTCACCGTGCAGGACGGCGCTGTGACGGCGCTGGTGGTAGATCAGGAGGTGCTCGACGCCTACAACGCAGAGCACCCGGAGGTGGAGCCGGAGAAGCCTGTGACTGTGGAGGATTTGCAGGCGGAAAATAAGCTGCTGAAAGCGCAGGTGCAGGCCCAGACCGAACGGTCGGATTTTATTGAGGACTGCATCGCAGAGATGGCGGGGGTTGTTTACGCCGCCGGTGAAACCTGATGATTCGGGGCATCGTGTCCCTTTTCATAAAATTTTTGACGAAAGGAGAGTTTGTGATGATGGCTATGTTTTTTGCACAGCGCGTGATCCTGGGCAAGACCGCTTTTAACGATGTGCCCAAGGCGCTCAAGAAGCAGGTGGCAGAGGTGCTGATCGACAGCGGCCTGCCTGAGCTGGTCCCCGGCGAGTACGGCGGCACTGCCGACGCACAGTAAGCATAACGGCCCCCGCGTCTTGTGGGGGCCAACACTCTACGAAAAGTGTCGGAAAAATACGCACAGTAAATACTTGTATACTTTTTGTATATGGTGTATACTGTGAGTAATGGCAGACCTGGGTTGACGCGCGGACTTGGGCGAGCTAAATAAACTGCGAAGGAGACAATAACATGGAACGCGAATATGCTTCTAAAGGTGTGGCTGGTTCCGGCTTGGGCCTTGGCATCGCTGGCACTGCTCTGGGCCTGCTCAATGGCGGCTGGGGCGTGGCACGTGCTGCCGCTGGCAACGGCAACTGCACTTGCAGCGAGAATACCCCTGTCAACCGCTACGAGCTGAACATGACTCAGGAGATCGGAGCGAAGGAAGCCGAAATCTCCCTGCTCAAGGCAAACGCCTACTTCGACCAGAAGCTGGTGGAGGTCTACACCACTCTTGACCGGCGTGACAAAGAGTTACGCGACCTGATCGGCAAGAACAAGGACGAGCAGTACGCCATCAACATGAACCAGGCAGTTCTGAACGGCACCACCGGCGCAACCATTTCCTGCTTGCAGGCGCAGGTTGCCCAGCTCCAGGGCCTGACCAAGCTGGTGATCCCGGCTACCAGTGTCTGTCCTGAGCCGATGCCTGCAAAGAATTCCTGGACTGCTCCCACTGCGGCGGCAGCTGCTGGCGCGTAACAACGACTATTGGGGGGCAACCGCCCCCCTTTCTCTTTTCTGTGAGGTACTGACATGGAATCTTTTGAGAAAGTGAAACGCGGTGTAGCGGCGTTCGTGGATCGGGAGCTGGTTCCTACCCTTCCTAAATGGCAAGGCATTTTATTCGGTGCCGGTGCCGCCCTGTTCCTGGAAGGGAAGAGCGAGGCAATGCTCAAGCACCCCTTGGGCGCTATGCTCTGCTTGGTGGACGGGGAGCAGGTGGACGTGGACAAAGCGTACACCGCCGTCAAGAACCATGCGCAGGGCAAGTGGCCGGTCAGCATCGCCGGTTTCAAGTGTTCTGAGGAAGACCTGGACAAGCTGTACCGCTATATCAAGGAGGCTTAGACATGGAACATCTGGAACACTTAACTAAAATCATGGCAAAGTATGACGCTGCCCTTGACGAAGTCTCGGACGCGCAGAAGTATGCCAAGGAAGCGATCTACGCCAAGAACGGGGAAGCAAAAGACCTTTACCTGTCCATGGCAAAGCAGGAGCTTTCCCACGCAAAGAACCTGTGCCGCATCGCTGACATCATCCTGGACACCGACGACGCAGAACACGTGCGAGGAACCAGAACGGTGTGGGACGAGATGAAAGCACACATCGACGCATGGAGCATGGAGGTTCGAGAAAAAATCGACCGCGTGGAACGAAACAGATGAACGCAAAGGCCCCCGCCCAAAGCCGGACGGGGGCCTACTTGAACACAGGAAAGAGAAAGGGGAACGAGTATGGCACTTCCTACAAACTCCATTAAAAACGCACTCGGTTCCGTTGCTAACGCAGTAACAAAAGCGGCTTCGGACAAAGCAAGCTCCATTAAAAATGCGGCAAGCTCTATGGGTTCCGGCGGTTCCTCCGGTGGCGGCGGCTCTTCCGGTGGAAACCGGGTCGTCAACGTGGGGCAGAACGGTAACGCCCCTGCCGGGACGCGGGTCGGTGACACCGTCCACACGGCGGGTGGTGATTACAGAGTGGTTGCTCCTGGTACCGCCGGGGCCACTTACAACCCGGCAAGTGGCTTGTGGTCTACGAAAATCAACAGTGGGAACGCAGGTGGAAACAAGACCTGGAATGTCGGCGCAGACGGGAACGCACCCGCCGGGACAAAGATCGGGGATACTGTTGTCACTGCTGGCGGCAACTATAAGGTGGTTCGCCCCGGCACGGCTGGGGCAACCTATAACCCGGCAACAGGCCTTTGGTCTCTGCGTATCAGCACCGGCCCTTACGGCTCCTACAACTCCATCGGCAGCTATCACGATGCAAACGTCTCTGCCTCTGATACTGACATCATTAAGTCGTTGCAGCAGCAGTACGAGCTTGCCAAAGCACGGGGCGACAAGACCACTATGGACAGAGTTCACACGGCGGCAGAAGAAATCCGTTCCGCCTATGGCTACTCCGGCGGCAACGACGGCTCCCAGTACCTTCCTTTAAAGCAGGAAGAGGACACACTAAACAAGATCGGTCTACCCACCTACCAGCCGCAGGTCGAGTATGTGAACAACCTTTACGAAGCGCAGAAAGACAAAGCTCTTGCCGCTCTGCAATCCTCCTACGATAAAAGCCGCATGGAGCTGGAAAACGCGATGAAAGAGATTCCCGGCACCTACCAGGCGCAGGCGAACCAAATCGCGGCAGAGGCACTGAAACAGCAGCAGAACTTCAACGAGAGCGCTGCCTACACCGGCATGAACGCAGGAAACGGCTCTCAGGCGGCACTTGCCATGGGCAACCAGCTTCAGAGCAACATGAGTACCCTTCGCACGAACGAAGCCAACGCTCTGACCAAAGTCCAGCAGCAGCTTTCCAGCCTGTATGTGGAGTATCAGAACAGCATTGCAGAGGCCATTGCAAACAATGAGTACGAGCGTGCTGCCGCCCTGCTTCAGGAATACCAGAAAGCCGCTGAGAGCCTGGTGAGCGTGGCAAAAGACCAGGCCAACTTGAACGTGGACATTGCAGGCTTCAACAAGGACACCCACCAGTACAATCAGGAAATGACCTTGCAGAAAGCGCAGGACATGGCGAAATACGGCGACTTCTCCGGGTATTTGAAGCTTGGCTTCAGCTCTGACCAGGTCAATAACATGCGCCGCGGCTGGTTGGCTTTGAATCCCAACGCGGCACTTTACATGCAGTATCACTAAGAAGGGGGCTTATCCATGGCGAAGAGAAAAGACAGAACAAGGGACGGGCAAAAGCTAGGTCCAGCCTATCACATTAAGTCGAACCCTTCTCAGATTGTGTCTTTGAGAAATGAAAATTTCGGCATGATGGCCCGGAGGGACAAGAAGGCCGACAAGAACACGCCTCTTTCTACCCCGATGGACCACCTTCGGAAAGAAACTCCTACCTATACGCAGATGTATTCCGGGAAGGGGAAGAACAAGACAAAAGCCGTGCAATCCTCTTGGAATCGCAATGGTGGTAAATCCGGGAATAAGGGGAGCAAATCCAGGAACCAGCCCAAACCCATGAACCGGGATGCGCGAATCATGTCCGCCACACTCAGTGACAGCCACAAACGGCCTGCTATCATGGCAACGGACCAGGCCAAGAGGGAACTGGAAGCAGAGAATGACCGCAACAACTCCCCCATGGGAGCGCTTCGCCGACGCGCACGAAAGGCACAGACCGGTCAGGCTGACAACTATTCCAGAGAAGACGCAGACAAGCGTTTGTTTTCTGAGACGCTTTCCAGCGCCCGGAAAGCAGAGAGGAACTACAAGAAAGCCTTTGAAGAGAACCGCTATACCGGAGGTTCTAAAACTCTGCTTTCTGGTGCTGACACAAAGAACCTCTCTGAGGAAGGCCAAAACGACGTGCAAGTCTGGAAAGACGAATGGGACAAGGGTCAGCGTCTGATTGACCAAGGATACACTCAGAAAGGCAAGCAGATGCAGGCGGAAGCCCACGCGCAGGCGGAACGTATCCGCATGGCAGAGGGCTATTCCGGCGGTGAAAGCGGCTCTGATTTCACCACGCCCGAAATAAGGCAAGATGAATATGCGGGTATGTCCGACAGTGGACGCAAAAATCTGCGAGTTGCCAAATCACTCTATGAATTCGGTCAGAAAACCGGAGACGAAGAGCTGATGAAGCAAGCCGCCCAGATGGGCCAACAAGTGCGCTTGGAACCAAGTAGCTATGACTATAAACGGTCAGAAGCGTACCACAAATTCGCCGAAGACAGACCCGTAACAAACCCAAACACGGACGCCTACGGACGCCCGATCTATACTCCCAACGAATGGGAACAAGAGCAGAACAAGAAGTGGGGAACCGCTGTCGGGCAGGGCTTGAAGGGCGGTTTCTTGACCCTGCTGGAAACAGCACGAAAATCCACCCAGAACGCCATTAAGAACCGCTATGACCCGGAATACCAGTCCAAGAAATACACCGCTGAATACCTTCAGCATGAGGCAAACAAGGAACAGGATGAACGAGAGAAAATCCGTCTGAACGCAAAGGCAGCCAAGATGCGGGGCGAGGCCAACGATGCCAAAGCGAAAGAGAACATCGGTACAGACACTCCCGGTATGCAGGCCCTTCGTGCAAGCTCTGAGGCAACCGAAGACCTGGTGAACAACGCCAAGACCGGGGGCGGAAAGTTGCTGACCAAGGCCGGTATCTCCATGCTGCAAATGGCTCCCTTCCTGGCCGCTAACATCATTCCGGGCGCAGGCCAAGCGATCTCCTTGGGCGGCATGGGCGCTCTGGCCGCCGGTCAAAAGGCCGGTGAACTGCAGCAGGACAACAGGGTATCCGCACAGGAAGCATTTGCCCGTGGCCTTGTTTCCGGTGGCATTGAAGCATTTACCGAGAAAATCCCCATGGACAGCTTACTCAAGTTGGTCAAGGGGGGCGGCGGCACTAACTTTATCAAGGCGGTAGCAAAGCAGGCAGGTATCGAAGCAACAGAGGAATCCGCTTCTTACACCATGAACTGGCTGGCAGACAAAGCAGCCAGAGACCCAAAGGCGAAGTTCAGCCTTTCCGACTTGGCTGAAAACGCCGCCATTGGCGCGATCTCCGGCGGCGTATTCGGTGCAGGTGGACATGTGATCGGCAGCGCCATTGGCGCAGGAAGAACGCCCTACAACAGCCCTTCTCCCACTGAGGACACCACACCCACCCCAACGGTTGAAGAGGCTCCCAGACCCATTCAAGAGCAGCCAACGCAAGAATCTGCGAACCCGCTGATTCGCGCTTCTCAGGCGCAGGAACAGAAGCCGACCGTAAAAGAACAAGTTGCAGAAAAAAGGTGGCAGCGCAAACGGCTTTTGGAACTCAACGAACAAGAGCAGGAATTGAACGAACGTTTCAAAAGCGCAAACAAACGCGCATTTTCTGCAAAAACAGACGCAGAAATGCAAGAAGCTATCAATGAGCAAAATGAGATCACTGCGGAAGGAGCAAGAATCTCAAACGAGCGCGAAGAACTGGAAGCGCGTTTGAACGTTCCCTTCCACCCCGACCTGCAAACAAGGACGCAAGAGGCGGAACCCGTGCAGGAACCTACACGGAGCGCAAAAGAGCGATTGGAAGCCGCGCAACAAGCTTATCGGCAACGAATTCAGGAACAGGCGCAGGCCAACCAGGACACCGGAGCACAGATGCAGAGTGCAAGAGAGAACCTTGCACAAGCAAGACAAGCTCTTGCACAAAGAGAAGCGGCTTGGCAGGAACGCGCTGCAAACGCGACAGAGGAAGAAGTCCCCGACTTACTTCGAGAACAAGAAAATCTCTTGCAGGAAGAGCGGCGGATTCAGGCACAGGAAGCGCAGGCAGAACGCGAAGACGCCGGTCAGCTTTCCAGAAACTTCGGAGAAGAGGCAGCGCACATTGACCAGAGAACTGCCGGAGACGCTTCCAAGCCTAGTGTGAAAGCATTTCAGTGGGACTATCCTCAGATGCACCAGTATTATGCGCAGGCGGCAGAAGCTCTGTTGCAGGACGTGGAATACTCGAAAGCTGGACAGTTCAGCGAGAAGGGCAGAGGCACCGTTGTTACGAAGTCCGAAGCCATGATGCAGGCGGAACGCATGGGCATCTCTCGCGCAGACCTGGAAAAGGCCCTGATCGCCATTATCAACGACCAAGGCCAAGAGAACTATGCCACCGCGAAGAAGGTCGAGCTTGTGCTTGACGAGATGCTGTCCAAGGGCTACATTCCCAACGAAGCTGGTTACTCAGCCAACAAGGTAGACAGCAAAGTGCCGCCCAACGAAGCCTATATCACGGCAAAGGAAGCCATTCCTGGGGCTGTGAAACGCGGCAGCTTTGAAGCCTACAAAGAACAAAACCGCCTTGCTTTGGAACTTGGAGAAATCACGGAAGAACAGCTTTATCAAGAGTGGAAACAAGGACAAACACTTGCTCAATCTCATGCTCAATTTGAACCTCAATCTCAAGCTCAAACGCAAGATACGCAAGTTCAGCGAAACGCAGATGAAATCCCTGCGACTTTTGACGAATACAAGGCACAGTTCCAGGATGTGATCGACAGCAGGGAAATGACGGAAGGTCAGCTTCTCGACGAGTACAACGCTGTCAGACGCAGAAACGAACGACTGCAACGAAGAGGAGAACCGATTCGCAGGACCCGCATCGAACCGCAGTATACAGACCCAGGCTTACGCGACAGCTTGGGTTCTGCGAGAGCCGGGTTTGACCCCTACTCCCAGGCTATGAACCGCTACGGAACTATTGAACCGGGCGAAAACCCGGCCCGCCTGGTGGACGTGCCACAAAGCATGACAGGCAGTGACCGCGTCCGCAAGTTTGCCAGAACCGCCATGGAAGCAGGCGTCACGAGTGATAAGACCGTGGAGCTGCTGCAAAAGGCCGTGGTAGACGGCGAGTTCTCCTACACCCCCAAGAAGATGGACGAACTGGCTGGGCACGCCATCGACGCTTTAAGCACCCCACAAAACGCCGCAAAGTCTATGGCTCTGTGGGAAGAGGTCGTCAACGGAGACAGAGCCGTCACAGATGATGACATTGCTCTCGGCATTATGATGATGAAAGCGGCAGAACAGGCTGGTGACAGCCGCACCGCAAGCCAGCTTGCCGGTGAAATTGCTGCTTTCGGCACCGAATTGGGCCGCGGCGTCAACGCCATGCGTCTGCTGAAAAAGGCCACCCCGGAAGGTAAGTTATTCTACATCCGAAAGTCTGTTGATAAGCTGAACCAGAACATACAGAAGCGGAACAAGAACAACAAAACAGCAACCAAGGGAAAGAAGTCGTCCGACTTGTCAGACCTGTCTTATCAAGATATCACCGTACCAGACGATCTGGCGCAGCAACTTGTAAACGCAAAAACGCAGGAAGAGCAGGACGATGCCATTGATGCAATCTACGACTATGTAGCAGACCGGGTCCCCAAAGACACTGTGATGCGTATGGATGCCTGGCGTTACTTTGCCATGCTGGGTAACCCAAGGACCCATATTAGAAACACGGCAGGAAATATCCTGATGCAGGGCGTATCTCGCAGCAGCAACGCAACTTCCGCCTTGTTGCAGAACATCTTCATCAAGGACGCAACCAAGCGCACGAGAACCGGCGTGGGAACGATGGAAGCCCATCGCTTCGCTAAAACGGATTTTGAAAAGAACAAAGACCTCCTGACCGGCAACCCCTACACAACCTCTGAAACCGGCCAAATCATGCAGAGGGTGCGGGAGAAAGCATTCACTGTGGACGCGAACAAGCGGGAGAAGAACGCTTTTTGGCGTGCTGTAGACACCGCCATGAAGCCGATGCACAAGCTGTCCAACTTCAACACCAAAGCCCTAGATTTGGAAGACATGCTCTTTAAGCGTAGCACCTACATTGACAGCATGGCAAACTTCCTGACTGCGCGGGGGTACGGCAAGAACCTGGATAGCGTCCCGGAAAATGTGCTTCAGGAAGCACGCACCCACGCCATTGACGATGCCCTGGAAGCCACCTTCCAGCAGTATTCCGAGCTGGCAAGTAAACTAGCGCAAATGGAGGCTTCCAACAAAGTCGGTCAGTTCCTTATCGGCGGCACGTTCCCCTTCAAGCGTGTACCCATCAACATTGCCAAGACTGCTGTGAAGTTTTCCCCTGCCGGGCTGGTTAAGACTATGACCTCTGACGCGAAAAAGCTGCGAAACGGTGATATCACAGCTGCTGATTTCTGTGACAACTTGGGTGCCGGTTTGAACGGCTCCGGTTTGGCTGTTCTTGGTGCTTTCCTGTTTGCCAACGGCATCCTGACTGTCGGCGGCGATGACGATGATAAACAGGCTGGGTTTGACGCTGCTATGGGCAGCCAGAACTACGCCATCAACATTGGAGACTACAGCTATACCATCGACTGGGCGGCCCCTGCTGTTGTCCCTATGTTCATCGGCGCAGAGTTCTGGAACGCGATCAAGACCAAGGATGAGGAAGCTAGCTTCACCAAGGCGGCGATGAACGCGGTAGGCCGGATGTTTGAACCGCTCATGCAAATGACGATGCTCTCCGGTGTATCCTCCACCATTAAATCCGCTGCTTACAACCAGCAAGACCCGATCTACGGCGTCCTGGCAAACGTGGCAACGAACTATGCAGGTCAGTTTGTTCCAACAGCATTGGGGCAAGTGGCGCGAACCATCGACCCTATCCGCCGCACCACCTTCGCTGATGCCAACAGCAAGGTACCGAAAGAAATCCAGCAGTTCTTACAGCGGCAGGGAGCCAAAATCCCCGGCCTGTCGCAGAAAATGCCGGAGTATCTGGACGTGTGGGGCAACAACGATGTAGGGAGCGACAACGTGCTTCTGCGTGCCCTGGAGAACTTCATCTCTCCTGGCTACATTGCCAAGAAGAGTGGTGGCAGTGTAGAGCAGGAGCTTCAGCGCCTGAACGACGCAGGCTATGAGGGCATGCTTCCCGGCGCTGTCCAGAAGTCCGGTAAGCTCGACGGCAACCGCATGACTGCTGAACAGTGGATGAAGCGGCAGAAGGAACAGGGCAACACCGCCTATGAGATCATGCAGAACTTTATCGGCACCCAGGAATACCAGAACTTGACGGACGATCAGAAAGCCAAGTTCATTGATAAAGCGTATGAGTATGCCAAGAACAGCGGCAAAGCGGCTGCTGGTGGCGACACCTCTGACTTTGCAAAGTGGTACGAGGCGGCGAACAACGCCCAGAGCGAGGCAGGACTTTCTAAGGAACGTTTCCTTTCCTTGTATGCTTATAAGTCCGCCATTGAGGATGAAGCGCCTGACGAAGCAAAGGCAAGCTTGAAGCAAGGCATGTGGGAAGAGTATATCAACGGCCTTTCTGACCTTTCTCAGGAGCAGAAGGACTACGTTCTCGACAACGTGAAGTTCTGGCAGATGATGCCCGCTGATTCCGGCGCATACCAGAAAGCAAAGAACGCCGGGTACGATACCCCGGAAGCAATTCAGGCTTTGTTGGAAGCCAAGAGCAGCTTCAGTACGGACGGGAACAACGATATCAACAACACAGAGATGTACAAGGGTATCATCGGGCAGACCAGCGACCCCGCTGAGCAGGAGAAGATGTACAACGCCATCAAAGACAAAGACGCCAAGAAGAGCTGGAAAGAGCTTGCCGCTGAACAGAGTAAGCAGCAGCAGGTCGAATCCACCGCGCAGGCAGCACTTGACAAGGCTGTCTCCAAGGACAAGCAAACTGCATTTGCCACGGCAATGGAAAACGCTGCTGGAACCAAGCAGACCGACTGCTACCGCGCACTGACCAGCACGGGAGCCAGTGAAGCAGAGTGCAAGGCATACTTCGCCTATATCAGCGCTCAGAAGGGCTGGAAGAAGAGCTGGGAAAAGGTAAAAGCAGATGCCTTGAAGGGCAAATAACAAGAAGGGCCACCCACACCGGGCGGCCCTTCCTTTTATCCTTCGATGAACTTGGGACAGCTTTCCACTTTGTACGACAGGGAGAGATGGACTTTCCTGGCCCCTCCCTGTACTTTCAGGTCACGCCGTACAGCCACCCAACCAGTGACCGGCTGGAAGTGTCGTGACCATTCGCAGCCGTATTTGCCGTCCGCTGTGGGGACTGCGTGCTTGCAGTCGATACAGATGGTGTTCGGCCTTTCCGATTCTCTCTTTGCCAGCTGCTTTTCTGCTGCCTTTCTCAGGTACTTTTTCCTATCCAACTCCTTTTGTTTCTCAAAACAGGAAACACAGGTTTGGACGCCTGGTCTATGTGGTAGCTTTCCGCATTTCGCACACAGTCCAGCAGCCAGACGTTTCACACGGCGTCTTTCCCGCCTCACTCGTTCGTCAGTCATTCGACTTCTCCTTTCCCGTGATGAGTTCGGAGTAGGGGAGGGATTCAATCCAGCGGCAGAACTCCCGCCACTCGGTGAGCTTGTGATTGCGCCGGGCGCGGTAAATGTTAGCTAGAACTTCGTAGTTCAGCATCAAGGTTCGGCGCTGGTTGTAACTGCTTGGGAGAAGCTGAATCATTTCCCTCCAGTAAGATTTTTCTCCACCTTCCTTATACCAGCGACGCAACGCATTGATTCTTTCAATCACATCGCAGAAAAGTTGAACTGCTACATCATTTTCTTTGATGCTGTCCATGCTGAAATCTTCCAACTCTAGGTCACACTTGTCCAGCGTGTGCATCGTGGAGCAGGAGTTAGACACCGTACCAACCTTGTACGTTTCAAGTTCCTTGTACCAGTACAGCGGTGCAGTCACGTCCACATACACCACGATCATCCGCATAAATTTGCGATGGTCGGTGCCGGCCCTGGCAAGGCGCTGCATCAGCTCGAAGTCGTTCTTTCCGATGCAGAAAATGTCCTCCTTGAAGTAGCCCTCGTCCCCGCGTGGACAACTTCCATGAACTCCCACATGGCAATCCTCGAAACCGTCCCTGCTCTTGCACAGTTGGCTGTCCGACCGTTCCCAGGAGTTCATGGGGTTTCGCATCCCCCGGATAGCGGCCTCCCAGCCGACTACCT